ACATAAGGATTATCTTCACTATGCTTATAAGGAAATCTGCCAGTATGTTTAAGCCAGTCTAAATTATGGCCGCCTTGTGTTGTAGGCAAAGGTCCGTGCTGTTGAACTTCCTCCAGCCATTTACTGCTAATCTCGGGGCTACAGTAAACACATTTAAAGTTGCAGGCGTTACTAAAACTTACTTCTAAATAGCTAGGATATGTGTCGTCTTGAGGATTTGATTTTGATATTTCTTCAAATCTATCCCAAGCCCAATAGTCAGCAGACTTATAATGTCTATCACTGAAGTAATCTCTGTCAAGGTCTTCAATATTCCAGCAATAGTCGCACTCGCTTGGCCGGTCACCTTTGAGCATTAATTCTCGTTGAGCTTTTTTAAATTTACTATTATGTAGGGCCGCAGGATTTGCCAGCACCTCTTCAATTGGAATCTTATGGGGTGCTGGATGGTGACAGCTATGATTATAGCCATTTTGAAGATATAAAGTTGTTTGTAACCATTTGGCAGTACAAAAGCACGGACTAACTTGATTAAGTAACTCTTTCCTATCTTTTAGAATTTGTATTCTTTGCTCATTGCTCATGTAGTAGTTATTGCCACCTTAGTATAAACCAGTCTAAGTGTGAACGTTTTTTAAATTCAAAAATATGGTATGCTGTTCGAGCATGGTATCCTAATGTTTCAACACACCATTGATTAAAATCTAAATAATCTTTTTCAGGATATGTATTAGGTGAAGAAGTTAATCCACCCATGTCGTGAATTAACGCTTCACCGTTAAATATTTCTGCAACCCACTTACGACCCTTTTGGCGATATTTTATGTCCATAGGCTGTTACGAATTTTGATAAGACGAATCATCATAGCTTCGTCTTCTTTTTCATAAGCCTCTTCAATTTTTTGAAGTAACTTGTGAGCTTTGTCGCCTTGTTTTTTAAGTTCTTTATTTTTAGTCCCTGCCAATGACAGCCAGATTTTACTTCCGGTTTCGTCGCGGCAAGCATCGCAGTATGCACTCCAACCACTTGCTTCCATTGGTTCTGGACGATTACGATATGTTTCAGTCCACCATTTGTAAAGTGCTAGAATTTCTAGTGCCTTTTCTGCTTGGTAAGTTGGTTTGCCTACTTTATTAGGATCGCTAGTTTCATCTTCCTTCCAAACTAGTTCACTTTGCCATTTTAGATTATCTAGGCCTGCTTGTGGACAACGCCAGGTACGAATACGCCACCAACCTACTGCCCACCAAGGCATATTGTACTTAGGTCTTTCTTCAGGACTCCATGCAAGGTGCCACCATGCAAGTTCTACCTCCACAAAGTCAACCAGCTCATTAAAAAGACAAGGCAAAAACCGATGCCCAACATCACACCATGATCCTGGTTTAATATCTCTTTTATGAGCGGTAAGAGAGTTAGTACGAGTAATAAACCTATTATTAATATAATATTTGAGATCATAAATTTTATCTGTTGGCCACATAATAAAGTTTTGTATGCTGTCTAAACCTTCCTCAGCTAACCACCAGCGAATAGGAAATTCTCTTTTGGAACGGATTTCCCATTCGTGCCATTCCTCAGCAGTCCCTACTTTTAGTTTAGTAGTACCTCTGAGCCAATCCGCAAATTTAGAACATGACCAATAGTTTCTCATAATTAATCGTTACTCTTTGAAACGCCAACTATCTGTAATAGATTCAAAAACAAGTTAATAAAATCTAGGTATAGTGTTAATGCACCTATAACTTCGGCAGCTGGACTAGTATCTGAACTAACCATTTCTCGAATTTGTTGCGTATCATATGCAGTTAAGCCAAGAAAGATGATGATAGCAATAGCACTAATAATCATTTGCATTAAGGTGCTACCAACAAAAATATTAATAACACTAGCAATAATAATAGCAATTAGTCCAATAAACATAAATTGCCCCATACTTTCTAGGTTGCGTTTAGTAAAATATCCGTAAAAGCTCATGGTGCCAAATAACACTGCCGCCCCCATAAAGGCATTAAAAATACTCATTGCCGTATAGACAGCAAAAATAACACTAAAACTCAATCCCATTAGAGCCGCAAATCCTGACAAAGCTAGCACCGCTAAACTTTTAGGAGGATCTGAATTCATAAACGGAACAAGCAAAAATACTGCAACCAATGGCGCAAACACAACTACCCAATGCATAATTCCTGTAAAAAAGAATTTGACTAATTCTGCGTTTGTGCCTACAAACATACTAACTAGCATACTGACAATAACAGCAAGTCCCATATAGCCGTATACACGGCCCATGGCTTGATTTACTTCGCTGGCAGAACGATAATTGATTACGCCGCCATCTGCATAATTTGAACCAAACATAATTTACTCCTTAGATACGAACGGTTTAAGATTGGGCGGTACCCAGCCCACGGGTTTCAAAACTTTTCCATCTTCACGTTTACGAACTTTGCCAGTCTCAGAATCAATTTTAGCAAAGTTTGTTTTCATGACTTCCTTCCATGCACCTTCTGCGTTATAACCTGCGCTGTGTAATGCGCCTATAGTTACAACAAGAATGTCAACTAGTGCATCAAGTTGTTCTACTGGATCTGCATCTAGTAGAGCTACCTGTAATTCAGTAAATTCTTCTTTAATTAATTTAAGATACATATTGTACTGATCTGTATTAACTTTATCGACCGTTTGGTCGCAAGCCTTCATAAATTTTTCTTGATCACGAAATGGATTCGTCACTTTAATGCCTCCAATGTTTGACGTTTTGCTTCTTCTTTAACTTCTTGTTTGTGTATTGTTTGTAGGCCTCGAAACATTTCTTCAACTACATGAATAATAGCATCCTTGCCGTCTTCTGTCAAGTGGCTATATTCTGGGCTAACTGAACTTTCGTGCCAAACACGCGAATTCTTAACTAGTTCCATTAGCGCACCATACAACATATCTTTGTGCATACTACGCCTAATATCATATTTTCTCGCCATTGGCAAACCCTCTAAAATGTAAGAAGCGCGGAAAGCGTAGAGAATAGCTTCCATCTTGATTTTGCGTAATTGCATCAGCACGGACTTCCACAACCTGCCCAATAAGGGCATCACGAGAGCCCCAAAAAGTATCACGGTCGGTATCACTAAAACCAGAACCGCAGTTAACTCGTATCCGCTTATTGTCATCTTCTCCCTCACAAACTAAGGCACCTAACTTACCAACATTACGACCTGTGCCTTCTTCTACGGCTGTAACGGACAGTGATACTTCAATGAATGGTTTTAATTTTAACCAACTTGCAGTACGTTTACATTCGTAAGGAGCTTCTGGATCCTTAATCATGATACCTTCGTAGCCGCCATTGATAGCCTTTTGATTAATTTCTTTAAATCGTTTTTGACCTTTTGCAGTATCTAAATCTACTAACTCGTTTGCTACATAGGTTACATTGGGTAATAGGTCTTGATAAGTGTCTACCCAAAACTTAACCATCTCGCTACGTGTTTTTTGAGGAGTATTCCAAATACCTTTTTCGAAGTCTTCTAAAGGAATCACATCAAACAAGTTAAGCACAGCATCATTACTTTGAACGTCACTCTTACGGTGAACCTGCTTCATTAGGTCCTGAAAACTAGAACTCATAACTTCACCGTCTAAGACAACATCTTTGTTTTTACTAGAACCTTTTGTCTTAACAACACTACTGATCTGTTCGACAATGTGCGGAAAGTTTACCAGTTCTTTACCATTGCGACTAAACATATCGACGCGGCCGTCACTGCGAACAATAGTGATAACCCTAACACCATCAAGTTTAACTTCGATAAGTTTTTGTCCACTAACTTTAGATTCATGGTTTGCACTATCGTGAGCAAGTTGGCAACCGAAAGTAGGAATGCTATAGTCCACATATTTTTTCTCCACTACTTTGTTAACAGTCTTCTCGCTGACACCACAGCGCAGATCTTTGATAAGGATACGACGATACCAGCCATTCCACTGATTTTTTGTTGATAACTTTACAGCTTCTGCAATAGCATCTCGGGCGTCGTTGCCGGTGAGGTGGCGATCACGTAAGCTGACAACAAGCACATTAAAGTTATCCCAATTAAGGCCAGGGCCATCTTCATCTTTTTTCTCCGGTACTTGTTTAACACCAAAAGTTATCATTGGGTCAAGGGCTAACCGACAACCTTCAAAAAATTCATTGTTGCCCCATTCTGCTTGTGCCAAAATGATTGCTTCTTTGTTTAAACGACTAGGATGATTTTCCAAATCGGAAATAACTGAATAGCAAGGATCGCTCACAATAACTCCATAATTAACTGTAATGTTATTATTATACAGCTTAATTATCAGTATGTCAAGTAGTCAGATGTTTTAAATGGCTTGCCAGCGTAGGCGCATTCTAATTGATTTATAACTTTACGTTTCATTTGGCGGACTTTTGGATGGTTATGATTCCATTCAAATGCTTTTAAGAAACGTTGCCAAGAATTTGGCCTAGTTTTTTTTGTTGGACAGTTGTTTAGATAATTATGGATTTTTTTTGGGTCAAAACCAAATTTGTCTATCATGTCGCAGGCAATATTGAAACTGTGAGCACCCATTTCATCTCTATCGCCATAGTACTCTTGTTCTTTTCTATCCTTTGCATATTCTGCATTACTTTGGTAAACAGGAATAGTTTTAAAATTTCTAGCCCTATATTGCCTAGTGTGTATTATCTCATGCAGTAGGACATCTGCAAATAATGTACAAATTCTTTTAAATTTGTAATCAGTTAACCTGATATTTTTGGCTGTTTCAGAATAGGCTAATTGCACCTCAATAAATCTTGAATGGCCTTTTTTATCGTATTCTGAGTGATACATTCCGCCTAGCCAAACTTCATTCTTTTTAGCTTCTTTTATTCTACGGCTAGTAACCTTTACAGGAAGGTGTTTTTTTATATGTTTACTGAGTATTGAAGACGCAAGGTCAATAGAAAGGGTATGCCCTACAAGTTGATGTTTACACTTGTAGAGCATTTGATATAAAATTGTTCTATCTAATAAAGACCAATTAAACAATTTTGAAGCTCCTCACTAATATTTATAGCAAGTAGCGTTTCAAAATAAAGTGCGTACTTAATTATCTGCTAGAAACTATTTCGTCAACTAGCCCAAACTCTAGGGCTTCTTTAGCAGTCATAAAGTTGTCTCGTTCCATAGCCGCATAAAACTCATCAAAACTTTTGCCCTTAGAATTATGCTTGACATAAATTTCAGTTAGAGATTTCTTCATTTTTAGAATTTCCTTAACTTGAATTTCCATGTCTGTGGCCTGTCCGCCAGCACCTCCGCTAGGCTGGTGAATCATGTGACGAGCGTTAGGTAGAATTTTGCGTTTGCCAGGAGCGCCAGCAGTGGCAAGCAAACTACCCATAGAGCAAGCCTGTCCCATAACGATGGTTTGTACATCGGGTCGGATAAACTGCATCGTATCGTAAATAGCCATACCAGCGGTAACAACACCGCCAGGGCTATTAATGAAAAAGCTAATATCTTCATTTCCTTGACTTTCTAGGAAAAGTAGCTGGGCTACAATTAAACTGGCCGAATGTTCGTTAACATCAGTGTCTAACATAACAATTCGATCTTTAAGCAAACGACTATAAATGTCGTAGGCACGTTCTCCTCGAGCTTCTTGCTCGATAACCATTGGTACCAAATTTGGCATTGAATCTCCTATTATTGTATTTCTTTAAATGCTTCTGGTGCTCGCTTCTCAGCAGTCTCTTGCAACTTTCTTTGGTCTTTTGCTGTGCGTAAAATGTTAGCATCACCTTTGGGCAATACAATTTCTACATAAGTTTGAAATTTGTTGCCAACAACAAATTCTTCTTTCTTAGAAATCTCTACACCCGTAATATTAGTTTTATCACATGCGCTAACAATAACGTTTTCGCTTATAGTAGCATCGCCAGTCTGATAAACTCGACCACGTTTACTTACAGTACCGCCGGCACTCATACAAATTTTGCCATATGCAAATGTCTTAGCAAGAAACTCTGAATCTTCACGGCTTTTGGATTCGGCTACACCGTAAGCATATACTGCCGAAGCACTGGTCTGTGCCTTGTCTTTATACCACGAAGGGGTTTGTTTGATTGATTGCTTTCTCTCGTCAACTTGGCGATTGTACTCAGCTTCTGCACGTTTAGCATACGGATCAGTAGGACTAAACATACTACCACATGCTGTAAGCACGGCGATAAGTGGAACAAGGATTAGATATTTTTTCATTTTGATGCCTCCTGAACAGTTTTAGTAGCCTCTTTGGCCATTTCAGAAACTAATGATTTGCCCTGGTTGCTCACAAAGTGAACGCCATTGGACATGACATTGATTACAAATGTTGGCGCCAAAATTACGATTGCCAGTATAACAATCCATTTAGTCATTTAATGTGCCTCTGTGTGTTTGTTGAACATGTTATTATTGTACGACAATCGGTACAAAATGTCAAGGTTGAGTTTAACCAAATGACTCTTTTGTTCTACAAGTAACTGTAGATTCGGTTTTAAAATCACCGCCCAAATCCAAAAGTAGGTTTTTTCGTGCCCGTTCTCTGGCATAGTAGCATAGGCTTTCCAATTGTTCATAGCCCGTTTCTGATTCTGTAAGGTGATGAGTTACACCATTAACTGTTAGATCAAAATCTACTTGGCAGGTCCCATCTACGCCTGTTCGAGATTTGGTTTTTACCAAATTGGTAATAGGACCAACTTCGTTTTGGTTTACTAAATTACTAGCAGTTTCCAACACACACCCTTCGGGCTTTTCTGCTACTACAGTTTCAGCCATAGCAACAGACTGCACAGGTGCAGGATTACAAGCACACAATACTAGTGGCAACAGAATAACAGTTAATTTTTTCATACTGAATAATTATCATCTAATTTGACTGAACTCAATTCTGCTAACATTTGAAATTTCTCCCAAGCAGCCTTTATGCTTGGAACTTTTTCAAGTTCTTCACTAGGTAGTATAGTGTCTAACCAAATATAGGGCAACCGTCTTGGATGAGAGCCAAATTGGCGCGGTTGGTGCAACTTGCCCTGTTCCAAAAGTTCAATGCTAACTGAACGGAAACGATCTTCATCTTCATCACCATAGTCCATCCATTCTGGATGACTAGCACTAAAGATACCACGCATACGATTGCCTTTTGAACCGCCGCCATAGCCTTGCCAAATATTTTGCCACTGCTCATCATTATGCGGATCAAAATCTGTGCGAGCAATAATGACAAGAACATCAGCAATATCAACTTTACCGTCAACGATGTCTCGAACACAGCGGCTGTAACTAAGTCCAATTTTCACTTTATTTCCAATCTTACTTGTTTAATTGAATCCCAACGAAAACTTTTCCATGCTTTATTTTCAAGATCATAAACGGGCATAACATCATCGTTTACTTTCTTTTCACGCTTCGGCTCTGTACTTTCAACAATAGGAACGAGTGATGTAGCAGTTGTACATTCCATCACTCGTTCAGTGCCGTCCTTTTTGGTAAAGACAACAGTAACAGGTCCAAATGCTAAATGTCCTTTAAGCCATTTTTTAAATAACTTAAATTCTTTTTCATTTAAGGCCATTTGATGCCTCTAGTTCTTGAACCCTTGTTTTTAGCTGTTCAACTTGAACTTCTAATTCTTCAAATTTTTGAGCAACATGATTCATAAACTCAGCTGTATTTTCGCCAGTACGCCGAAGCATATCTGATACAGATAATGGTTGCTTAACTTCTTCTGTCATTTAAATCTCCACTGTAAAATTTTGGTCCCAACCAGATTCTTCGTAACCTTCGTAACCTCTAGGGTTACAAACAATTCTAGTTTCACCTAATACATAATCAAAAGGAAAATGTGTATGTCCGTGAGTCCATAATTTAATTTGGCCTCGGTCAAGTATAAAATTACTTAAATCACTGTGATAACATCCATTCATAATTTGATCATTTTTGTAATTTTCATGGACACTTAATAGGCTAGGACTGTGATGTCCTACAACTACATATTTGTCCACTTCCTTACGATCAACAATTTCCTTGATGTAGCCTAGCGTATCTCGATGACGAATTACAGTATCGGCGGGCTTAAGGGGCGTATAGCCTTTTTCGTCGTTGCGGATAATACGAAAGTCGTTCATCATATCACGTGCCGCATGGAGCGTCAACGGATCGTGTTTATTCATATCAGTCCACAAGGTACCGCCTACAAAGATTACATCATCAATCTTTTTAAAGTCTCTTTCAAGGAAATAAATGTTGGGGAACTTGGCACATTCCTCTGCAAGCACAGTTAATGTCTGTTTCCACTTGCCGTGATAAAATTCGTGATTACCTGCAACATAGATAACGTGCGGGAATTGAAAACTAACACGCTTAAGAAAATCTCGAAACCGCAGGGCAGTTTTTTGTCTGCGACCAAGATTCTCAAGGTTAACATTGGAATACATGCCATAATCCATTTCTGGATGGTCGTGCATATCCTGGGCAACCATAATGTCGCCAGACAAAATCAGTACATCTGCACCGTTTTGATTCTGAATGTTAATGTCAGCAAATTCTAAATGTAAATCGCTAACTACCTGAATTTTCATTTATAAACCTTTTGGCTTTCTTAGCAAACCCGTTTGGGTCACGCTCATGTTCTTCGATTGCTTCTCGCAATGCTTCTTCTACAAGTTGGTTAAATGTGATGTCACGCTCGTGTGCAATTTTCATATATTGTAACAGCTCTTCATCCGAAAAGTCAACCGGTACCTTAACACGGGTATCGTATTCGCGATTGTTAACTATAGCATTAATTTTTTCCAAAATGTCTTCAGTTACATCTAGTTCAATAAAGTTGCGTTCTATAGACTCTGCTGGATCAACATTATTCTTTTTGCATTCTTTTCGAAATGCTTTTTGGTACTCAGGATGGATCCAACGGTACTCACGATCATTTCTGTAATCCCATGCTTCAATGGCATAAACAGTATGATCCTTGCAGTCAAAGATACAATGAATACTATAATCGTTATTTAGATCCGGGCCGTGGCTTTCTAAATAACGAGCATTAGGACCATAACAGTTCCATGTGTATTCACTGCCTTCAGTAATTTTATATTCAATAGCTTCACAATAATCTTTTAAATTAACCATTATTCATCCTTTCTTTTAATCTAGATTGGCGTTCTTCCTCATGTGTATCACACAAAGTTTTAACCCAACCACCGTGTCTTAACATTCCAACACTTCCGCATTTTTCACAAGTCACTGCTGAAATGTCTTCTGCCATACTTACTAAACCTTGAATGTATTGATCACCACCATTGTAATAGAAACGAAGTGTGCCAAACTTTTCTTTAACTTGTGCAACAACTACTTGGTCAACCGGTTTTCCTTGCTTTATAGTCCAGTCGATATGACTTTGGATATTCTGGCAAAGTAAATTCAGAATGTTAAACCAACCAGCATCACAATCAATACCGCCATAGCGGCCTTGAAATATTTTTGGGTATACTTTTGGAAAGTATTCTTGCATTTCTAGGTCAGTCATTGAAATATCTTTACATAGTTAAGTGCGGTAACCGGGACGGTAGTATGTTTCCAGTGAGTAAAATGATTTTTTACTTTGGCTGACAATATTACACAAGGCCCGACTTGATTTTCTTTTTTTGTTTGAAAGAAAACCAATTTATTATCGATTATAGCATCAACATTAAATGCATCGTAATTTTTTGAACGACTAACCTTAATAATTTCACAATCCTTATCTAGCAACTCAGTACCGATATCTGCCAGATGTCCTTGATCAACTTGTTTAATAGTCAATTCATACTTGTCTCTAATATATGTTTGTGGCAAACATGCAACAAAACCTAATTTGTTTATTGGTACTTCTTCTTGATTAAGAATACCAAAAAGATCAACTTTAAATTGATCTTCGCCTTCAATCGCCGCAAACATCAGCCGTCTGAAAAACTTTGTCATTTGGCCTGCAAGTTCTTTATCATCTAAATTTGTGCATAGGAGAACTGGCTTGTTTGGTACATCCTCATACTTTTTAGGGTCAATAGCACCCATTGCCACTAACATCAATTCTTTATTAGTGTATCGAGTTTCATCAGGGTTATATTTTTCCATAAGTTGCC